GCCCCTATCATTGTAAAAATTAAGATAGTTGAGTATCTTAATTTTTATGAGTATGATATGATGGTATTTTAGACCATAATGAGATCAGTTTGAGAAAGCCAATCCACCCATCCCACTTTGGATGCGGAGGACGTTGTAGTTCGTGGCGAACATGTGCATGTTGGTCGCGTTGTTGGCAGTGTTCATGGTGACAGCCACCTGCGCGTTATCGATGCGCGAGAAGTTGCAGGTACCAGTGGGTTGGTGCTCCTCGGGCTTGAGCGCGAAGGAGTACGAGTACACACCTGGGTAGGGGCAGCCAGTGTGGTGGTTGAAGGATTGCACCTGGTTGAAGTACTTACCCTTTTGTTCCTTGAATCGGTCTTGACCGTTGAGGATGAGCTTGAAGGTGCTGAGGGGGCCGACAGCCTCTTCAGTGAAGGACTTGCTACCACCGACACCGTCACCGAGGGCAAGCATGGGCGCACCGAAGATGGAGGGCGAGACAACGCAGTTGGAATTCAATGATTCAACGTTGGACACCATCTTGATGTCCGCGGCGGTGGACGCAGTGGTGAAGTTCCACAAGGTGGACGCGGTGGTGGCAGCGTTGGAGAAGCACCACACCAGTTCCTTGACGGGGTGGTTGTACGAAAGGCGGACCTGCTTGGTTTTGGCAGAGTCAACAGTGTCGGTACCAGTGTGCTGGACCTGCTCGATCAGGTATTCATGACCCTTCTGGGCGAAGCGGCGACGCTCTTCGGTGTCCAGGTAGATGTAGTTGGCCCACACCTTGAACACGGAGGTGTTACAGTAGGTGTTGAAGTCGGACGCCAGGTCGATGTCAACGCGGACCTCGTGGTACTGGAGAGCAATCAGAGGCAAGTACAAACCGGGGTTGCGGTTGAAGAAGAAGAACAGGGGCAGGTAGACAGTCTTGCCGATCGCCGCAGTGGTCATCTTACCGTAAGAAGCCTTCTTGGCCGAGTCCAAGTAAAGCTCCGAGTACAAACGCCACCACTTTTGGTAGTGTTTGTCGATGCGCTGACCACCGATGGACAGCTCGACGTTGTTGACCGCACGCTCGGCGACCCAGCACGAGGCGGTGTTAGTAGTCGCTTTGGACTCGAGTTCGATGTACATGTCACCGACAAGGTCACCGTTACGAGCGACAGTCACAGACACGCGACCGGAGTTGGCGGCAGTACCGTTGACGGTCTGCTCGATGTTCTCCATCGCGAAGTTAGTGTGGCGCTTATATTTCGCCTGGAAGAAAGTTACTTCGGGGTTACCGGTAAGGTAGACGTCTTGGGCGCCATAGGCGACGAGTTGCATGAGACCACCAGCCATTTTGAGAGTTGTTGTACTATATACAGAGAAATTAATTTTAGGTAAACGCGCATATTTTGATTTTGATTTTTCTCAGTCTATGTAAAATGTCGACACAGCCTGATGAAATTGAGAACGAAATCGAGGAGGGTGAGGTTGTCACAGATGATGAACTTTCCATGACTGAGGAAGATCAGGAAATTGATTTCGATGAAGAGGATGAAGAGGGTTTGGATATCGCAGGACTCATGACATCTTTAATGGCGACCCCTGATGGTGAGACCGTGTGCTCTGCTCTTGTGACTATCGGTCAACAACTTCAAACACAAAACAAAATTCTTGTGAAAATTTTGAGTGAGATGAAAACTGCTTAGAGGAAAAAATATACTATAGTTAAATGGAGTCCACTCACTTCATCGATAAGGAACCCAACAGGTATGAAGCACTCGCTGAGTTGCAGAAACAGAAAATCCAATCGATGAATAGTGAACAGGTTATGGATACAGTAAGTAAGTTTGAACTTCACTGGGACCTACGAACCGAAGATTATAGAAACGCTCGCGAACTTGGATATCGACAGTACATCCACAAAGATAATTGGGATGAGAACAATAATCCTATCGCTGAGCGAATCGATATCCTGGCAATCAAGGGAATTCGAGAAAAACAACGACGTTTCTTAGTCGAACTTAAAAATCATGTAGCCGAACTTAAAACTGAAAAAAAAGAGGAATCTGATGATGGTATCACTATCCTGAAGCGAGTCAACAATGTTTTAAAACAATTGACCGATGGGTATGAAAATATACGAAGACATTATGTGTCTTATGAACGCGTAGTTAATCCCACTGCACTTCCGCAAGTGAGTGCAAATTCAGATCCATCCACGATGGACGAAGATGAGATTGACGAGTGTACACCTTACCAGAAGTGTCTATTGTATACACTCGACGAACTTTACAAAAGTGGGTACCGTCGCTACAAAGGACAGTGTTGTGAACAAATCAAGACGATTGATCGAAACGGGACGCGTGCCTGGGTTCCCAAATTTGAGATTAAACAGTTTGTCTATACAATTGCACAAAAGGATGACAACTTCAAGAACTGGAAGAACTTTACGAGTAGAGGTTCCGTGTTCCGTGATGTTGTCGATAACATTTCAACCTGTGTGGATCCACAGTTCCCTGAGATTATCAAGAGGCGTCATGTCTGGTCTTTTAAGAACGGTGTCTTTGTTGGTAAGGAATGGATTCCTGAAAGGGGTGCGCATGAATGTCGATTCTATCCGTATGAGAGTCAGGAATTCCGTTGCCTGGATCCGACGATTGTCGCCTGTAAGTACTTCGATCAACAGTTTGATGATTTTGCTCATCTCGAGAACTGGCAAGACATTCCAACCCCCCACTTTGACCAGATCTTACACTATCAACAGTTTGATACAGAAGTATGTAACTGGGCGTATGTCATGGGTGGTCGTCTATGCTACGATGTTGGGGAACTCGATAGTTGGCAAATAATCCCATTCTTCAAGGGTATTGCTGGCTCTGGTAAATCTACTCTATTGACAAAGGTTTTTGAGAAGTTTTATGAAAAAGAGGATGTTGGCACCCTCGCAAACAACATTGAGCGAAAGTTTGGTCTCTCCGCCATCAAGGATTCATTTATGTTCGTAGCCCCCGAGATCAAGGCGGATCTTGCGTTAGAACAGGCAGAGTTCCAGTCTATCGTGTCTGGTGAGAGTGTTTCCGTCGCTGTAAAGAACAAGACTGCTTCATCTATGGTATGGAAGGTGCCTGGTGTTCTTGCGGGTAATGAAGTTCCTAACTGGCAAGATAATTCGGGATCCGTTCTTCGTCGTATTCTCGCATGGAACTTTACCAAGCAGGTGCGGGAAGCGGATCCACACCTCGATAAGAAGTTGGAGAAAGAAATGCCTCTTATTCTTCTAAAGTGTGTGCGAGGCTATCTAGACTATTCAAACAAATTTAGGGATCGTTCCATTTGGAATGCAGTTCCACCTTACTTCAAGATTGTCCAGAAGCAAGTGGCAATGGTGGCGAACACACTCCACAACTTCCTCGAGTCAACCAACATCAAGTATGGTAAGGAGCTCTTCGTACCCCAGAAGATCTTTGTACAGATCTTCCATCAGCACTGCCAAGCAAACAACCTCGGAAAGCAAAAGTTCAACCCAGACTTTTATGTTGGACCATTTAGTTCCAGAGACATTGAAGTTCGGAATGTTGAGGTGACATACAATGGTGACTATTACCCTGCACAACCTGTCATCTACGGTGTCGATGTAGTGATCGATAGTGCAAGCTTTTCTAAGGACTTTTAAAAAAAATCGTGACCAATAGTAATATGAGCCAGTCTGTCAAAGAATTTGTCAGGCAGTCTGGTGTTGAAGTTCGAGCATCTAACTCCAACTCAAATGATGACAATTTTGTCAGAGAACTCGAAGAGACCATGCTCCGAAAAGAGCGTGAGCGTGCTGCGGGATTTCGTACACCCCCCAGACCGGTTCCCCGACAGGTCCAAGTTCCTGTTCGTCTTCAACGAAACCTTATCAATGATAGAACATATGAAGGTGCTTTCAAACAATTTGAAAATAATGCATCTTTAGACAATGAGTTTTCTGATCTCAATCTCAACTCCAATAACCTCAAAACCCTCTTTAGCTCACTTGAATTCAGTAAGTTTAATCCAGGTATGTTCAATGCTGGTGTAGATTCGGGGTTTGGATCAAAGGAAACTGTAGTAGACCTCAAAAAAATCCTTATGAAGACACCCCTAACTAAAACACCCATTGGTGAGGGTCTTTATCTGGACACGAAAGAGATTCGAGGTATTTATGGGCAATTTAAGACTGGATTTTCCCATACTAGAGAATCTGGTCCCAAAGGTGGTCTGAATAAGAACTTCTTCAGTACACAGATCATGTTGACACTCTCCAATGATATGGAGAGTAAAGGTGTTACAGTTAACATTTACCGAAATGGTAAGATTCGCTTTTCGGGTGGTTTTGTTGGTACCAACATCACTAACCAACCCGAACTTATCCGTCGTTTCGTTGTCGATAGGTACACCGACAAAAAATCATTCTTCTATAATCCCTTCATCTATAACAATCTCAGTGGTCAATTCAGGATTAATGGTCAATTCAAAAGTTTGGCAATGATCGCACAGAGGCAAATGATGTATGGTATGTCAAAGGCATCTTATGAACCTGAACTTACACCCTTCCTCTACGCACCAATCGAAAATGCGACTCTGATTCTATCGCAGAGTGGTAATATTCAGGTTGTGGGTGCGAAAAACCCTGGGGATATGCTTAAGGGATATGATATTGCCAAGGATTTCATGGAAAAACTCGATAGGGATAATCAAATTGATGTGACTGGTGTATTTGATAAGGGTACAAAACTAAAGTCTAGGACAAAGACTAAGGCTAAGGCTAAGACCCCCACCGAACCTAAAAGAAAATACACAAAGCGGGTACTTACCACGAACCAAGCGAACGCTCTCATGCTCAACTCTGAAATGTGTGCACGCATGAAGAAACCTGAACTCATCGATCTCGCGAGACGCATGGGTGTCGTGAATTTTAGAACCAAGGTAAGTGATGGTTCTCGGGTTGCGACCAAAGGTGAAATATGTTTGAGAATCAAGAATAGGACTGGTAACAAGATTACGTTCAAGAATGTGAACAAAAATAAAAATGTTCCACTCTCTGGATCTGGAAACACATTCAAGCTTGGTCGTAAGATATGTGGAGACATGAAGAAGGATGAGCTTCTCCGTATCGCGGCGATTCTCAAAATCAAACCTGACGTGAAGGAGACCAAGATGACATTGTGTAAGAAGATCGAGCAAGTCAGAAATAACCTTGCTAAGCCCAAGCCTAAGTCTCCACCAAAGCCACCTGCACCAACGAAGAGGCAAGTACAGCGTACCGATGCGAATGCGAAGCGTGATGTGAAGAAGGGTGAAGTCATGAAGAAGAGGGGTCTTGACGATAACTCCATCCGAAAGGATCTCACCAAGCTTTATGGTGACAAGTGGATAAAGAGGTACAAACCCAACCTCAATCAAGATGTCCGCAACATGAAGACGGCGCTCAACACCATCAACAAGAAGAATAAGACTGGTGTCGCTTTCAAAAAGGATATAGATGTGGTAAAGAAGAATGTTGTCAGTCGTTGGAAGATGCAGAGAAAGCGTGAACTTGAAGCGAAGTATCTCATGAACACTGTGAGTGTTAATGGTATCGCGTTCAACCTTAGGAACAACTATCGTCGTGCAGCTGCCAACTATATCATGAACAAAAAGACACCCCCCTCAAACAAGAAGATGGTGGAGTACAGACAATATTGGTTGAAATTTAGAGCCAATGCTAATTCAAATAAGAGTGCTAAAGGAATTAATCGGACAGTTAGAGCTCGGGTTGAAAAAATGTAAGAGTGAAATGATAAACTTGAGGATAACAAGCTGATCATACCGGTATTTGAATTAAAGTGTTATTCATAGTCGTGAGTGATGCACCACATAATACAGCGCATACCATGATGTATGATAAATCCCACCACCTACGGCTAAAAGTAATTACTGGTAATATGGTAATTAAATACATACCGTGACCTGATATTGGGGCAATAGATATAGGTCTTTCAGAATGAACTGCAATTGTACTTGCTATAATAAAAATAAAATCTATTATATCAATTATTCTTAGTAAATTGAAGAGTTTAACAAAAGATATAACAAGAGCCAATCTAAAACCTATTTGTACACTCTTATTATATTTTACTTCAACTACGTCAAAACGGACTCTTGTCAGAGTTTGTGGTTCGACTATCACTGGTGGAGGAATTTCTTGGTTGAAGGCTATAGCTACGGAGCCATCAGGTCCTTCAACTACGAGGTGTCTAGCCCCCTCCATAGACTTAATACCTATACAACTTTATTGTTTAAGTTCTCTGTAAAGTGTGAAAATTGTAAAAAATGAAATCGCAAATAATATATAAAGTAGATTTTGTGGAATAACAATAAATTCATTTAAGAGTTTCAAATCCTCTTCGTCAAGTTTACTTTTAAATTTATGTAAGTGTTCCAATAAGGTGTTTAAGACCTTTATCGCTAACAGCAACATCACAGCACTAATAATGATAAAAGCTATGTTATACATTACATCCCCTTTACCACGATAAAATCGAGATAAACCCAATAGCGCGAGTGATAAAGATACGTACCCACCGACATTAGCTAAACCCCTCTGGGCTAGGGCGATTAGTTCTTTGAACTCGGAATTCATTTATAATTTAATAACATTTAATTTTACGGTTGACTAATTTAGTGGGTTCAGCAATTTGTTTGAGATGAATAGTATGATACGAAAAATCGTATTTTGGAAATGTTTCTTTAATTTTATTAGAAAGTAGACTAGCCTGAACTATGTAAGGCATACCAGTACACACCGATGTTCGTTCAATTCCGAGAAGACTATCCTCCATTTGAACAAATTTCTTTAGCACTTCACCACCAACGCCATCCTTGTGCATCCTGATGTACATTCCCTTAGACGCACCATCACTGACATGAAAATTTTTAGAACCCTCAACTTCCTCAGACTTTGTGCGTCTCTCATACATGAGCGCCAAAAGTACGAGGGCTACGAGGATGTAGATCATTCTTTACTATTTAGACTGAAATTAATTTCGAGAGGTCGGCAACCTTCTGCATGATGTTTTGGAACTTGTACACAGAGTCAACCTCCGAGGGCTTTATGATTTCCAATTCAATTTGGTAACTCGCCTCCTCCTCTGAATCCATATCCACATTGTCACCCGAAGAGATGGTCATATCAATACTGAGGTTCTTGCGCACGAAGGAGTGTCTGGTCTTGGTTCGCTTCCGGTCCATTTCATACTCACCAGATGTGGGAATCTCTCTCGCCACACAAAAGCGCACGTCGAGGGGGTCACACTTGAAGTCTTCCTTGATGACACTGATTTTTTGAATCATAGTCTGCTCACCAGATTCCTCATCAGAGGTGATGCGAATGTTGTTGCTGTCACTGTAGTATACGTCAGAGGTGCTACTCTTGACACTTTCCCACCCCTTATACTTCTTCAGACCACTGAGGACGCGTTTCCATGTATCCTTCCCGACGTTGGTATCAAAGAGGGCGCCGTTATGCTTCCCTAGGCGAATCTCAACTTCGACATCTCCTTCAGCCTTATGGGCTTCGAAGATGGGGAGTACTTTCTCGGCAATGGTTTGAGCGTTCATCTTAACATTTAGAAAACGCGTCTTTCTCTTAAGTGTTTTTTATACATAACATTTAATGAAGGGGCTCGAAAATCATGGGAACACATGCTACTTCAACACAGCGCTACAGTGCCTGTTGTACATCCCAGCCCTGACAAACTATTTCGTATCCAATTCATATACGGGGGAGTGTACATTCACTCAGGAATATGGGGAACTTACAAAAAACTATTGGACGAAAGGAAATGAGGGTGTCAACAATGGTACACTCTTAAAACTTTTTCGTGAAAAGTTTCCTCGCTTCAAATCGAGTGAACAACATGATGTACAGGAAACTATCTTGTGCATCATAGACATCCTTGAAACATCGAGACCCGAAATAAAACACTGGTTCTACGGGAAAAAAACACAAGAAACTATTTGGCCCGGGGGGAAGTCATCGAATGAAGAAGAGTTCAGTGTTCATTTGATAACCTCGGAAGGGGATGATATGGGAGAGATGTTATCTAAAAGTACTGACTGGAATACACTAGAGCAATTTGAGGACACGGAGGGGAAGGTGCATCACGTTGCCACAACGCGTATGCTCTTCTCAAAACTTCCTCAAGTTTTTATGATTTCATTTGATAGAAAAAGTCATGTAAAAATTATTGAGAATATCCTGATTGATAAATACGAATACAATCTCATATCATGTGCAGTGCATATCGGACATCAAAATGATGGACATTATGTGGGTTTGGTGAAGAGACGCAATAAATGGTTTTTAGCAGATGATGAGAGTATTCGAGAACACCCACTCCCTGAGGAGGCTGGTTATTATTTCATGGTCTACAATCTAAAAACTCCTTCATCTGAATATTCTCCTTAATATTCACGATAGTTCTGTAAAAGGTTCTCCGATTATTGGGGTGGTTCTTATCCGTCCTCCTCTTTAGGGGTTTCCACCACATTGGCTCTTCCCATGTGACGTACTTACACTCCACAATGGCTCCATCCTCGAACCAAGGTTCATCATCGATGCGATTAAATGGAATTTCACTCTCAAAAAACATCTTCCCCTTTTCCTGTACATACAGTCTCCACGCAGGTGTACCAGCTTTAAATCCAGGTGTTTCTCTCGAAGGTTCTCTCTTCATGAGAAAGTCCACTGTATTCTTCTCTTGTGGTTTCCATTTGAACATCGTCTCATGTGTACCGATGCGTATAGGTTCATTCACTGGTGTGAACACAAGTCCATCTATTTTTTGTGTAACCTTCGGGAGATATTCATCCATAAACATCCGAAAATCCCTCATGTGATGAAACGTCTTACACTTGAGACGATATGTATCAGACTTCATATAAATGATAGACTTCATGAGAGTCTTTGAAGCTTCTAGTCGTTCCCTCAGGTTTTTGTTCCACACGGATTCACCAGCGACATACACGGCGTCATACACCATAAGAGTTCCTTCGTAGAGTTCACCATCAAGGATGGTTCCGTCATAGGCACTCTTTTTGAGATTGATAGGTACCTCAAACATGTTAAAAGCCCGATTTACAAATAGACATCTCTTTTTCCCTTCGTACATGAGGGCAACCATCATGTGTCGCTCACCATCCGTCTTTTCACAAACAAGGTAGTCACCCCCCTTGAGGATCGGAAAATGTTTATGTTCGATAGAGATGGGTTGTGGACCCGGGAAATATTCCTTACTCCCCCAACGAGCGTGGATAAAGTCTATGACGTATTTGTGAAGTGGGGTGGACATATTATATATTCAACCTTAAACTTTAATTTACTTTGACACCAGCAGCATTCAAAATATTACTGATACATTCATGTGTATATGTTTGGGTCAACTTAGCTGCTGTAAATGCGTAAATTCGTACACCTTGTTGTAAAAGTTTTTGAAACATATCGGAACTGAGTTTCCAAGTTCCTGTCTTTTTATCCTTGATATGTTTAATGACATTTTTTGTAATCATCATCCAAGCCTTGGGATCGGTGGAATCAACTTTATAGATATCTTTGGAAACTGTTTTACCTACTACAGTATCAAAGTGAAGACCCATTTGAGCGATTGGTTCGGTCGAATTTTCACGGACCTTTTTCTTGAAGAGATCCCAGTCGATTCCATCCTTTACACCTGGAAGTACGAGACATCCCACACCATCATGTGGTTCAAAGAATTGTTTGATTGACTCATCATCTACATGGATTCCGAAGTCCACGAAAATGATACGCTCATGTGTCTTCATACAACTTCGAATCATTTCAATCTTTTCGAGTGTATCGTCATTCACATATACAATTTTATTATCAACATTCCTTTGTAAACACTGCATATTTAATCTAAGAACAGTGTGAAGTGTCTTCACATGACACGATTTAGAACGCGTGACTAAGATAGTAATAAGCTTCATACAACAGTGTGCACTCTAAACCTTAAGCCTATCATTGAGACACGCCGTGAATGGAAGATTTCCAACATGACCAAGGGTAGTATTTACATCGGCATAGATTTTACCACCGGCTTGTTGCCAACGGCGACAGAATGCATAGTCTTCTGACAAGTATCTACGGTTTACTGGGTCGATCATACAATCGAAGCATGCGTGATAGTCATCGAAATCACGATTCTGGTGGTCATTCTTACACCACAAGTCTGGGAATTTTTCTTCGAGTGTCTTGAATACTGACCGTTTAATCATCATGAATCCCGTGGGTCCATCAAGAATCTCGATAAAACCATCTTGGATAGGACGGTTATTGGCGCCAAAATTAATCACAAGACTCGAGGAGAGCATTGACATGTCTCGATCGTCACCCTTTTTAACGGCTTCGGCGGCTTGATCCCACATCACAACTTTCTTGGGGTAACACGCTACAGATATATCATGTCCAGACTTGATAAGTCTCAATACAGCCTCTGGCTCAAAATGAACATCTGCGTCGATGAACATGAAAAGATCACAGTCCGTTTTTTGCATAAAACGACCTACGGCTACATTACGGGCGCGGTGAACGAGAGATTCATTTTCAGTTGTATCGATATAGAGTTGAATTCCTTCTTTTATTAAAAGTAATTGAAGTCTAATCACACTAGTCATATACTTTTCCAAGCATAATCCACCATAACAGGGTGTAGAAAGAAAAACCCTCACCATATACTTGATTTATCCTTTACCCTCTAAGTGTTTTTTAATAATCATCTCAATCTTGTTTAGTGTCGGAATAGACACAGAACATTTATCACACATCTCATTTTTCGTAACCCTATCACCTAAAATATTGTAAATGATCGCAGACGCTACGCTATTCGGTGTCTTACTCATTAAATCTACACAATCCTCGGTAGCATTACACATTTTGTTACATCGTAAACGATCCTCTCGTGTTATATCGAATGAATTCAACAGTCTTTGCATGACATCAAACGCCTTCGTCACATAATTCTTCTTCACTGCTGCACCTAGGATATTATCTTTAAAAATTTGAGTTGTTCGACTCACATCCTTCGATTGTATCCCAAACATATCCGCAACTTCCTTAGTTGTACGCGGGATCTGAGCCATACGACAGGCGTAAAGCACACAGTTTGCTTTGATACCTAATCTTACAGCACCTCGTGTAAGTTTCTCATCATTGAATTTTCTGTACATCATCTTCGCATCTTTCAGAACTGAATCAGGTAACATATGACACGCTTCATCGATATCTTTGTATGCATGGAACAGTGATCGATCCTTATGATTCATAGACATGTGAAAATTAATCTTCGCCATTCGTTTGTTTTCATAAGTAGAACCACGTTGTGTGGCGATAATAGTTCCTTTCCCCCAATTTTGTGAGAATAATTCGGGGTTTGCATTCGGATTTCCGCACCGCGAGGGGTCATTTACCTTTCCACCATCCGTCACTCCACTCGTCCATTCCGCTGTATCATCTATAAAATACGAGTCTACGAGACCACAACTTGAACATGTGGGTAATCCTTCTCGTGTAATAACTTTAACTCCTGAGCATTCGATGCAAAAATTTCTATTTACTGTTTTTTCTTCGTTTTCTTTTGGTAATAGGGTGTCCAATTCGGACCATATAGTTTCCAGCATTCTTTTGAATTTGGTACCCTTTTTTAGATTTTTTAAAAAACGCATCACTGACTTAGGCGTCTAACCCTCGTTTCAATTGCATCAATCGTTTCTTTGAAACTCTTTCCACCTGAAGTGGATGGTTCCCACGCGTTCCATTCTCTATCAATCGCTTCATGACCTGGGGGTAAAGGGATATCTTGACCTACGACTTCACTATCAGATACAACGAAACCCTCTAGATCAGACTCTCCATCTTGACCTTCGTCATAAATATCACTATCACTATCTTCAATGTCTATTTCTGAATAAAATGCAAACATGTTATTACCAATTGCTTTTATCTCAAGATCTTCAAAAGTCGTCCCACTTGGGTGGTGTTCGAGAACACTTTCATATGGGGCTGGAGAAAGGTCCCCTCCGTCTAATTTGTATACACAAGCATTTTTGTAAAATTGTTCTGTGGGATTGAGATATCTCAGGCCAAGAGTTCTACCAGTATTCATTCCAACCACCCCGTACATTTCGTCTTCAATCCCGTCTTCATTTACTAATAGTTTAAGTATATCATCCTGAATTATTTCAGAGGGCACAATCATGCTTAGAGTTTTTACACAAAAAATATTCAGGGATAATAGCACAGATGAAAGTTATTATTTATTCGAAGGAGGGTTGTGAGTACTGTGACCACGCAAAGGCACTATGTGAGTCTGAGGGTTTGTATTACGAGAAGGTGATGATTGAGAAGGAGGCATTAAAACAATTATGTGATGGATCTGTTACAACTTACCCTCAAATATTTATTGACGAGCGTCGTATCGGGGACTACTTCAAATTTCAAGAATATATAGAAGATGAATACGAACCAATCCTAGCACCTACACTCAATAGATTCACTGTATTTCCCCTGAAGTATCCTGAGCTCTGGGAACTCTACAAGAAGGCTCAGATGTCCAATTGGACTGCTGAAGAGGTGGACCTCTCTAAAGACCTCGACGACTGGACTACTCTAAACGATAACGAACAAAAATTCATAAAGTATATCCTGGCATTTTTTGCTGGTTCTGATGGAATTGTTTTTGAAAATATCAATAACAATTTCGCCGATGAGGTACAAATCTCCGAGGCTCGTTCATTCTATGCATACCAATGCCACAACGAAATGGTTCATGGGGAGACCTACTCTAAACTTATTGATAAATACATCAAAGATGGTGCGGAAAAGAAACAACTTTTCGAAGCTATCCAAACTGTCCCCTGCATCGAGCGAAAGGCGAATTGGGCTCTCAAGTGGTTCGATACCAAAACTCGTTCTTTCGCTGAGCGTCTCTTCGCGTTCGCATGTGTAGAGGGGATCTTCTTTTCTGGAAGTTTTTGTGCCATCTATTGGCTAAAGAAAAGAGGACTCATGCCCGGTCTCTGTTTTAGTAATGAGCTCATCTCCCGAGATGAAGGGCTTCACCAGGAGTTTGCAGTTGAACTCTTCAAACTTTTACGCAATAAACCATCAACAGAAGTTATCCACTCCATCGTGAAGGAAGCCGTTGAAATTGAAAAGGGTTTCATCATCGATGCACTCCCATGTAACCTTATCGGTATGAACTCAGAGAAGATGGCTGAATACATCGAGTATGTCTCTGACCGCCTCCTCAAACAAATTGGTCAACCCCCAATTTGGAACTCTAAAAATCCCTTTGACTTTATGGAAAATATTAGCCTTGATGGTAAAACAAACTTCTTCGAGAAGCGGGTGGGGGATTACGGGAAGATGGATGACACATCAGACGATATTGGTTTTGATGAGGAGTTCTAAAGTTAAATATTTTACTATCAATTTATCCAAATTGACTGTAGAATACAATTGTTTTAAAAAATATTTAATCGAACATACTTCCAGCTGAGTCCAAACCCATAGGCTCCAAGGTGTGACCACTGTCAGTAAACTCGAGTTGGGGTTCACCGAAGCCAGGTTCAGCGTCGGGGGCGTCAACCATTTCGACTGCTGGGGCGAAGACAACCTTCTTACCCTTCTTGGAGCCACCACAACCACACCCACTCTTCTTTTTCACCCCACCACTCTTCTTGAGGTTCATCATACCCCAAACAATGAGGACGAACACCAATGTGTGGACGAGGAGACCGAGGGTCGAGGGGCAACCTGTGGGGGTCGCGATCCAAGAACCTAAGACTCGCCTGATGAGACGGAAAGTCTCAGGGTTGGCGACAATGAAAAATGTCATACCAGAAATGAGGGAGATAATAAGCTTCTCCTCCTGCTTTTTTCCGTTACAGCCGCAGCCGCAATCTTTAAATAGACCCATGATTACTTTTGTTATATGTTGACAAAAAAAATACACTTAAAGTCGAGTCCCGTAGTATAAATATAACCACCAAACAATGTCACTCTCTATTCAACAATCTACCGAATTCTCTGCTTCCTCTGTGCAGTTCTCGAAACTTCGTAAAAACAAAAATGGCGGCAAGGCCGTCTACCTCAATGCCGGCGACAACAAGAAACTCTACATCCAGTTCCCATTCATGCGTTCCCCTTATGGTTTGAGTGCCTTCACTGACGAGGGTACTGGACGCACATCCTATTCCCTTGATCTGTCCTTTGACCCCGATAATACGGAGGCTATGGATCTTCATGAAAAACTCAAGGAACTCGACGATATTATCGTGAACACCGTCGCTGAGAACTCTAAGGAGTGGCTTGGTAAGGAGTTCAATGTCGCGGTTCTCAAAGAGGCACTCTACAAACCCATGGTTCGCCCCGGTAAGGAACAATACCCTTCAACTATCAAACTCAAGATCCTCACCAAACCCGATGGTACCTTTGTACCAGAGGCATATTCGATGCAGAAGCAACCTGTCACCCTCGACACCATCGAGAAGGGACAGAAGTGTATGGCTATCGTTGACCTCAATCAGATTTGGTTCATCGATAACAAGTTCGGTGTAACCATCCGACTCCAACAGACTCTCTTAGAGCAGTCAGTCAAACTCCCTTCATTTGCCTTTCAGGGTCTAAACCTCCCCGAAGATGATGTTGAGGATGAGATTGAGGAGGTCGATGAATAAATATTTTCAAATTA